AACCTTTCACCGATCGTTCGATATTCGCAGGAACCTCGATTTGGGTGGGAGGCACGGACGCTGGTACTCTCAGCCAATACATCACTCACCTCCCGTTAGTTTCCCGTTTTCCTACGTTTCTTTCCCCGTTCTGTCGCGACCGGAGGAGGTTCAGGAACCGGCTCTTTCTTTGCGGCAATCTCCTTCTCCAACCTTTCGGTCGAAATCGCAATGCTCGGAAGTGAATCTTCCGATTTCTTCACGCTGTCCAAAATCGGAATCGTGACCGGATGAGATTCCGACTTCGGAACTGGCGCTTCGACTACCTTCAGGATTTCGACTTTTGGAGTCGGTGGCAATGCTGGAATTTCTTTAGCGGGCTCCTCAAACGGAGCAAGCATCTCCACCCGGAATCCCTCGACTCCCTGGTAGTACCGGATTTCCTCTCTGTCGCCACAAACCTTGGACTGCCCCTTTACAAATTGACCATACTTCATGGAATTGTAAGTGGCACATCCAGTAAGGGTAATTCTAGCTAGAGCCATCTTGAGAGCTCCTTTCCACCAATCGACGGCGCTAGAAAAAATCAGACGCTCTTGCCGATGTTCTTTCCCTTGACCAGAGCGGTCGATTCCTCAAACTCAGTGGCGATCTTCGTAGTTATTGCGTATTGGTTAACGCCCTTGTAAATGTCCCTGTCCTTTTCAATTCGAATATCCCGACCGAGACCCACGATGAAATTCGCCATGTGAGTGAGAATGATTTGCGGATTTGCGGTATAGGTGACCTTGACCACCTGACCGTCCGTGATTGCCGATCCCCCACCGGAACGATGGATGAGGCCAGTGGTTGTGTTGACCACATAATCGGTGGTGTCGAGGTAGGGAGTGGTCGGGGCCGCGCCGAGAGTGGAAGGGGTCACAACGATCGTGTTGATCGGAGCGAATCGGAGAGCGACATCGGTCGTCCCCGCGAGAGTCACATGCTGCACCACTTGAGGAAGGAACTGCATCAGGGGGACTTCGACGATGGGAATCCCAAATGGGCGCTGGCCCGCTCCACCAGCAGAAGCATCACCTAGCGCGGTCGCGCGGGTGGACAGCTTCTCGTAGTAGAGCTGCGCCAGATCCGGACTCACGAAGAAACGAAGGTCGCCACGGTTCCGGCGGAACTTGGTGGGCAGAGCTCGCAGCATGGACCCGAACACGCTGAGACCGATGTTCGCCCCAGCGGCATCGTACACGTTCCCGGAATCCGCCAAACGGTTCCAGCCATTGAACAGGCCAAGGAAGCTGTCCTTGACGTACTTCGCGGTGTCTCCACCATCCCGATAGTCGGATTCGAGAATAGCGGGAGCTATGGTGTCACCGAACAGGAACAGTTCCTCGAGATCATTGGCGACCTGTCGAGCCATAAGCTGGATCACGGTATTCTCAACCGCGTCACCTTCCAGGTTGATCTCCCGGAACTCATCCGAGATTTCGAACGGGGTGATGACCGTCCTGGGGGTCAAGGTCACCTTCGACGTGGTGATCCCGCGACGAAGACCAGGATCCTGGGCTTCGGCCTTGGGGAAGGTCACTCGACGACCGATCCCGATCTTGTCGATCTCCAGAGACTCCTCACGGAAGCGGATCGTCCGCGCATTGTTCCGGAGAACCGTCTGGTCGATGACGTAATCCAGGAACTTCTCGGACTGCGCCGGGTTGAGTTTGCCCGCAGAAGCGATCGCGTCGGTGGTGATTACTGCTTTCTGGACCAGTTCATCATTGCTTACTTTTGACATTGCTCACTCCTCCGATTTTCGAAAATGGATTTCGGTTCAAACCACATTCCACAAATCCTACAGAACTCCAGTCCAAAACGACTTCTTGGTTTCCTTCTTGTCCGTCCCACCCTCGCCCTCGACCGACTTGGAAGGCTGACGAGACTTCTCGATATCCTCGAGTTTCTTCGTCGTCTCCTCCAATTTTGCTCTCGTCTCGGTCAATTCGGATTCCAACTTCTCGACGTTCGGATCCTTCTCCGATTTCTGATCCATCTGTTTTTCTCCTTCTTGTTTTACTACATTGGAAGGTTTGAACGAATCGACAATCGACTTCATCGCCGCAACATCGATCTCCCCAAGCAACTTCAGAAGATCGATAGCCGTCTTTTTGAGAGATTCCGTTCTGCTGGGCGTGAACCTTTTTGACTTCTGGATCTCATCTTCATTCTCTTGCTGGAGATCCTTCGAAACATTTGCTTCACCATCCGACTTCTTGGATTCGAGCCAAGAGACGATTTCCTTTACTGCCTCTTTCGGAGCACCCTTCATGTTCCGAAGGATAGCAGCAAAGGCAGCAGGATTCATCCCTTTTTCTTCCTCGGACTTCTTCGAATTCTTTCTCTTCGTTTCCTCTTCGTCTTCTCCGTCTTCTCCGCAAGCCTTCTTCTTGTCCTCGTCCTTCGAACCACCGCACGCCTTTTCCGCATCAACCTTTTCGGGTTCAGTTGGCTCTACTTCCTTCTTCGGTTCGTCCTTCGAAATTTCCGGATTCGGAGTTTCAACCTTTTCCGGATTTTCCGATTTCTGGACCACTTCGTCCTTCACAGTCTCGTCCATGTTTCCCTCCAATCGTTTAACGACAAGAAAACTCCGAAGATTCGCCGCACGATCCACCAAACTAACTTCACGAACTTTCACGTCCAACATTCTTCTTGTTGGTTTCAATTCTTCTTTTTGTTCCATATTTGACTCCGAATACAACAAAAAAGAATGGATGGGCAACATCCATTCGTTCGCAATGAGACTGCGAAGAACTACATTCCAAATACTGGAATGAATTCACCTAGATTGTCAAGAATTTCTGACAGCCATAACGAGAGCACTTCCAGCGATCGAAAATCCAGTAATTTCTCCAGACTTGATTTTCTTCCAAATTTGGTCATCTAAAACTCGGCAAGTCATGAGCCAAGTTCCTTCTTTCACTTCCTCATTCCCAAACTTCATTTCGGATGGTGCAATCCAAGATTCTACGAGCTCAACCCCAATCTTCCCAAACATCGTGTGAAGAAGACCCATCTGGGTTTCTAGATTGTATCCGGAAAGAAAATTGTGCGCGGCTCGCTCAATGACTTCCGAGCTGATAATATCCCCCTGCCCATCCACCGTCTCAGGCTCAAGAATAATTCCAGTAACCAATCGTTTTTCTTCTTGTTTTTTCAAAATGGGCATCTCTGCCCGAACTTCCGCCAAATAGGTTTCCTCGTCCGACTTCTGAACCTTCTCGTCTTTCTGATCTTCCAACATTCTCCTCGCCCTTTCCTGTAACTTCGTTTTCAATTCCTCGGGAATTCCAGCTTGAGGAATTCTGGCAATCGCGTTCCGGAGATGAGGAAGATCGATTTTCCCATCCTTGTCCTTGTACGGAAAATGGCGAAGAGTTCTCGGAACCGTTTTCCCCTCTCCATCCTTCTTTCCTCCAGATTCCACATAGAGGAAAGCAGAATCAGGCAAATCATTCACGTAAGAAGTTGCCCAAAATGCCTTTCCGGCATCCTCAATTTCTAAGGATTTTCGAATTCTAACCTCGTCTGGGGTACACGAAGTGCGCTTTCTGGTCATAACGGTTTCCTTTCAAATACCCGTTTCAAATCGTTTTTGTCCAGGACTACCGTGATAACGCAGCGGCACCGTCCATGAAATGGAGGATAAGTGATTCCCGCTGCGGCTAATTTATCGGAATCAGCCTTTGAAACCTGTCCTTTGCTTGGTGAAATATCTCTCAATTCTTCTGCACTTACCCAAGGGTGCGCCTTCTTCACGGCATCTGGGGTTTTCGCTTTCAGCTCCGCATTCGCAATTCCCATTCCCTGTTCGACCGTAAATTGCTTCCCATTCATGTGGGAACAAACTGGACAAGTCCTACTGTCCATCGGGTTCACAATCTCGTATTTCGAAACCTCAAGATCCACCATTGTCCGTAGGTGTCCATGAGACCTGGCAGTAGTTACAGCATTCGCTACGATCATTTCAAAATACTGTGCAGAGCTCCCACCAAACCCAAACGGAGTTTTGACCCATCCCAACTTTTCAAAGATCAACTGTCGAAGCATATTCGCCGCAATGTCCCTTCCGAGACCAGCCTCCAACATGACCTTCGTCGCCACATCTTTGATGGAATCCGAGATGTTTTTATCGTAGTGCTCC